AGTTTGTAAAGCAGTCGGTTTATCCGTTATTGCCATAATAAATACTCCTTATGTATTTAAGAGTATTTTAGCTTAATAATGTGTAAAAAGGGAAGGTTTAACCAATATTTCTAATTTTGTTTATATTGGCTTGTGTGAGTTTACCTTTCTCAGCAATGATACGCAGATGTCTTTCAACCTCTGGTAATAGTAATAATGACCTGTGGATATCTTCTCTAGCATTAACATCATCAATTTCTCTTGAGTTTAACCAATGTGTTATGTATTCGTTTTTAAGATTTTCTACTGCTTCTTTAAAAACTTCTGAGGTTAATATTTGTTCTGCTTGTGCAGCTTTAACTACTTCTTCGTGTGATACCGACATTAAAATAATCCCATTGGTCGTTTTTGATTTATAGAAAATCTACCGCCTGTTAATTCATCCATTATGGTTTGTCTATCTATTGTTCTTGGTTTATCCATTATTGTTGGAGGTCTTACAATAGGTAAGTCTAGTGGAATCCTTGAAGGTATATTTATTGGTGGTAAATCTACTGGTGGTATTAGCTTATCAATATCCATTGGAGGTAATGGAGGCATGATACCTGGTCCATAACCACGGTCTACTATTCTTTCATCAATAATTGGTCTATCATCAATAAAAATTTGGTCGTTTATTTTTGGTGGTATATCCATTATATCCATTGGTGGCAATGGTGGTAGCACACCTGGTCCATAACCAAAGTCTTGTAATGGGATTGGTTCTCTATCAACAGAAAAATCTCTACCTGTTGGAACTCCTGTGATTAAAGAATCAACATCCATTAAATCTCTGTTCTCTAAACCAGATATTCTAGGTCTGTCCAAATTTTCTCTATTAACAGAAAAACCTCTACCTTGTAAATTATCTATAGGAGGTCCACCTATAATTTTACCTGTAATGATATCTCTTAATGGTATTGCTTTTGGATCTTTATCATCAAATATTGTTACACCACCAATACCTGTGCCAAAGTATCTTGGATCATCAGGTTCTCTTGTTGGAGGTAAAATTTTTGGAGGTGTAAGTCTTTCTACATCTCTAGGTATGTTTAATTGTTCTTGTGTATAACCCATTGGTTGTTCTGGAGAGTAGCTTACGCCTGGTGCAATAACTTGAGACATTGGCATACCGCCTGCTATAGAACGTGCATAGTCAAAACCAGAACTATATGTTGGGTCTGAAGCTGGTATTGAATAACTACCAAATTCATCTGGACCTAGTTGTGGTCCTTGTTGTTGTTGAACTAAATTAGCTAGATTTTGTAAATAGTCAAGATTAGGCATGCCTGTTAAATTCATGCCACCAAAATCAACTGGTATAGATCTACCAGCATCTTCATATAATTCCATTGCGCCTGTTTCTGGGTCTCTTCTTCTATATCTATATGCCATATTAACCTGTTATTAACTTGTCCATTTTTTCGTCTAGCTTGTCTAAACGGTCTATAACTCTGTCTATACTGATTGTTAATTCAACCTTAGTTACATAATCTTTTGCAACTTCTTCGCGAGTCTTATTGAGTAGTATATCAACTCTTTTTAATTCTGTCGCGTTGGTTCTTATGCTATGAACTATAGGAGCAAAGATTAGAGTAATAATTATGTTCCAATACATCATTGGGTCCATGCTAATAACTCCAGATATGTGGTCTTGGGCGACCTTGTGAATCTTTGGATATATCTAGGTGTATAAACCTAGCATTACCTTTTTGGTTGACTCCAATACCAGTAAAACCATAATTAGTAGCTTTAGATATAATCTCTAATGCTTGTTTACCTCTAACACCTATGTCAGCTGCTAGACCAACGGCGTGTGTGCCTGGTTTTGATTTGTTTATTTCTACAGGATGTTCAGCACATCTATAACCACTTGTTATCTTGAATGGGAAACCACAATCAGTTCTAAGTGCTTGTAGTTTATCTATAAGCTCATGTTCTATTTTGTTTTCACCACAATGCTTACAAGCAAATTCTTCTAGTTTAAAGTTATCCCAACTCATCTAGCAACTCCTTTGGTTTTTTCAAATGTTCTAAGTCCACCAAGTCCTAACATACCCATCAATACAGTCATTAACGATCCCATGTCAAAGGATGGTAATACAAAAGATATTCCAAATGCTGAGAGTGCGAAGATAATAATAGGCTGAAGCAAAAAGTGATAAAGCAAAGCAATGCCGCAAGTCCAACCCACAAATGGCCGCCAACCGCTAACAAATATAGACTTATGGCTAGCTTCAATTTTATTAATCTCCACTTGAGCCATATTTGCTTTATGTAATTCGGTTTTAAGTTCATGGTTTAGTTTGGCCTGCAAGTCCTTGTCAGGAATCATTTTGTTTACTATGTCACTTACTGGACCTATTAGCTTATCAATCATTTTTTATTTTTCTTTGTTTTCTTCTTTGGTGGTCTACCTACTTTACTTCCGTATGTTCCTTTTCCTTTTGGCATAATGTTTCCTCGTCTATTGTATATATCGATAGTTTTTGGCTTTTGCCTTTAACACTTATCGGTTTTAATAATTTTAACCTAAATTTACAATCTATGGCAGTAGAATAACCAATCAATATGTCTTTTCCTACTTCTTTGGTTGCAGACTCTAATCTTGCCGCTGTATTTACGCAGTCTCCAATAGCAGAGTAATCAAATCTAGTATCGCTACCCATGTTGCCTATAACAGCTTCACCAGTATTAATACCTATGCCTATATCTATACCTAAGTCCGCCTTCTTCATGTTTTCTTTTATTTCTATAGCCGCTTCTACTGCTTTACTTCTATGATCTTCTAAATCTATAGGTGCATTAAATATAGCCATCATTGCATCGCCAATATACTTATCTACCATGCCACCATATTTTTGCACAGCGTCTGATTGTATTGTCAATGCCTTGTTCATAATTTCAGTTACTTCTTCTGGTTCTAATTTTTCTGACAAAGATGTAAAACCTCTAACATCTGTAAATAAAAATGTTGCTTCTTTTTTCTCACCACCAAGTTTTAATAAACTAGGATTGTCTTGTAATTGTTTTACTTGTCTTGGATCTAAATAATGTTCAAACTGTTTTTTAATTTGTTGACGCAATTTATATTGCTTTTTGTAGTTAATATAGAAGGCAATAGTAGAAGTTATGATTTGTGAGATAAAAGTCCATGAAAAATCTATCAAATAGCCCTTCTGAACGCTAAAAGCTCCTAAGAAGCCTGTGGTGAAGAGCAAAATTACAGCGATACTTAGACCCTTAACTACACCGAGATAATTGATTACAAGCCACGTCAACGACACGAAAATTCCAAAAATCAAAATTTCCGCTGCCAATGACCATTCTGGAATCCTTGGAGAGTTTTCTATAAGAATTGACTCAGATAATGCTGCTTGAATTTTGTGTGGTTCTAATAATCCAGTCGGAGTTGCAATTTGTGGCATGATTCCTGGCGCAGTAATTCCAAGAAATACAAACTTACCAGCAACATTCATTTCTTGTAAATCTGTTTGAGGTGTGTCTACCCAACTAATCCACTTGCGACCAAGACTATCTGTTTTGATCGGTGGTATTCCTTTGACTGATATTTCCTGTATACCATTATCATTAGTTTTTATAATGTAGGTTCTTGCTCCTGTTAGTGCTTTCAATACCTCTGTACCAAAAGAAGAAACATAACCATCTGGTGTTTTAAGTAATAAAGGTATTCGTCTGACTAGATTATCAACATCGGTGGGTGCAGCAGATATACCTTCTTGTATATAGTTAGTTCTAAGGTTGTGAGTATTCTGTACTACACCCTTGGAAAGCATACCACCAACATCAGGTCCTTTGATAACCGTACCAACTGTTTTTGGGTATATTTGATTTGGGTATTCAAATGAAGCCAAAATAGATGTACCATATCTTAACGACTCCGCAAAAAATTCATCACCACCAAATCTATCTGGATGCGGAAAACTAACAACCCAACCCACACCCAATGCACCAGCATCTATAATCTGTTTATGTATTTCTCCTAGTCTTTGTCTTGGTATAGGCCAACCGCCTTCTGCATCTATATCTTCTTCGGTAATGTTTAAAATAGTAAAGTAACCAGAAGGATTTTGTTGAGGCACAAGATAATCAAATACTTTTAGTTTTAGTGTTTCTGTTGGCGTTGACTGATATAAGACAGGCAACACTAATATTATAAGTATGGTGAATAGTAGTCGCTTCATTAATTACTTTGAGTGATTTTTATAGTGCCGCCAGTACCACCATTTATTTTAATAATATTGGATGCACCATCTTGTATAAAGATAACAGTATAACTACCAGCAGAGTCTATATCCACTCTAGCTGTATCGCTAACACTACGCATAAGTGTTAATACTTCTCCTGTTATAAAAGATGTTATTTGGGTGCCTAAGTCTTGACCTAGTTTAGTACCAACAATATTAGTAGATGTAGCGTCTTGTGCTAACTGATCCTCTTGTTGTATTTCTTGTAGTGCGTCTATAACATCTAGTAAATCTTCCAGGAAGTTTATATCAAGATAGTTTATATCTAACTCTGTAAACTCCAGCTCTTTCTCTGAGTCTAGGAAATCTTCTTCTAAGAAGTCCTCATCCAAACCATCAAAGTCTAGTATGTTTTTCTTTTTGGTTTGTGTTGTTTCTTCTATAGCCACCTCTTCTTTGGGTGGATTAACAATAAGCATATTGTCTATAAGGTCTAGC